TACAAACATAGCAAAGGAAATTGCATTAGACCATTTATACGAAGACCCTAAATATTATACCAAATTAGATAAAATAGAAAATCCAGTAAATGAGGGTTTATTATTAGAAGGTGGGGCTTATGGTCATATGAACCATCCATTTGATATTGAGATGAATCTTACGTTTGGTGATTTAAAACAAATTGTGGTAAGTGCATTAAATGGTGATTTACAATTAGCAAGAGAGAAGACTGATGGACAGGCATTGGCAGTTAGTTGGGTAAATGGTAGATTAGTTGCAGCTCGTAATAAATCACACCTAAAGAACAAAGGAGCTGGTGCTATGACAATAGGACAAGTAGCAGATAAGTTTGCTGGTAGAGGTGGATTGACTGATGCGTACAACTTCGCTATGCAGGATTTATCAAAAGCAATATCAGCATTATCCGAACCTCAACGTAAAATGATATTCAAAGGTGGTAGTTGCTTTATGAATTTAGAAGTAATATACCCAACGTCTGTAAACGTAATTCCATATAACCAGCCTTTATTAGTATTTCATGGTACATTTGAATATGATAAAGATGGTAGTGTTATTGGAGAAAACCAACAGGCAGCAAAAGTGTTGGCTGGTATGATTAAGCAAGTAAATGCGCATGTTCAATCTAAATATACAATTCAAGGACCACCAATTCAAAAACTTCCTAAATCAGAACATCTTTCTAAATTACAAGGAAAGTATATTTCAATGATTGGTAAACTACAATCAGAATTTGGTTTATCTGACAATGACGGTGTAGCTGATTATCATCAATCTTGGTGGACTAAGTTTGTTGAAAAGAGTGCAAAAAAATTAGATGCACAAGAAAAAATAGGATTGGTTAAAAGATGGGCGTTTGGTGATAAATCATTCCGTATTAATACAATTCAAGATGCTAAATTAAGAGCTTGGGCTGAACAAACTGATAAGCAAGACCAACAAAAAATATCTAAACAAAACCTAATGAAGTTTGAAGAAATATTTTTAGGAGTGGGCGCAGATGTATTATCATTTATGAGTTCAGTACTTACGGCAAATCCAGAATCTGCTAAAAGACAAATGGTATCTCGTTTAGAATCAACTATATCACAAGTAAAAGCAAGTGGTGACCCTAAGAAGATTGCAAAATTAAAATTAGAGTTAGAAAGACTTAATGCGCTTGGTGGGTTTGATAAGATTGTACCAAATGAAGGTATTGTATTCGTATATAATGGAAACACTTATAAATTAACAGGTGCATTCGCACCCCTAAATCAAATTTTAGGAATATTCTTCGATAAATAATATCGTTTTCTTTATTTTGATATACTTATATATACAAATATATCGTATATAATATGGCAAAGGAATTCAATAAAAAGTTTATGCATCCAACTCGTAGAAAGTTGGTAGATATGGTATTGACTGGTGGTGAATACGAAAAAAATACACAAATATCATTCTCAGGAGCAGATAAAGAAAAGGTAAAACGTAAAGTTGGTGAAAGATGGACTGATGAGAATGGTAAGTCTTGGGAGCAATATGAGGCTGGTAAAATAGAAGTATCTGAATTAGGAGATATAATGGCTGAGACAAGAGCTTATCTTGATAGATTAAATAGCTGTAAAGGAGAAGGGTGTAAAACAATTAAATTAAGTAGACATGATAAGAAGTTAGTATCTAAAACTGGATATTGCTTAGCTTGTTTGGTTAAAAAAGAATCTCAAATAAAAATAGACGGATTGTGGGATGCATATGAGGATTATAAAATATATTCTAATATGATTGCATATGGTAAAGATATAGTAGCTCAATTTCAACAAGCCTATAATGATGCTAAGCAAACATACGAAGTAGTTCAAGAAGATGGCACTATTGAAAAATGGAGTATGGAAAGAGATGTTAATGAATTAAAAGCAGAAATACTTTCGGATATAACTCGTTTTGAAGAAGAAATCCAACAAGCTACTAAATTAAGAAATGAGGCTTACGATAAATTAAAAGATAAAAATTACGATTTAGTAAGACCTCTTAACGATTAATATGAGTACTGGTATAACACAAAAGAAATCCTTAAAAGAGATTATTGCAGAAGAATACAAAAAGTGTGCGGTAGACCCGATTCACTTTATGAAGAAGTATTGTATGATTCAGCATCCAGTTAGGGGTAAAATACCTTTTCACCTATACCCATTTCAAGAACAAACACTAACTCAATTTAAAGATAATCGATTTAATATAGTTCTAAAATCACGTCAAACTGGTATTTCAACCTTATCGGCTGGATACGCACTTTGGAAAATGATATTCAATTCTGATTTTAACGTATTGGTTATCGCTACTAAGCAAGATGTTGCAAAGAACTTAGTAACAAAGGTTAGAGTAATGCATGAATTGCTTCCTAGCTGGCTTAAAGGTGGTTCTTTGGAAGATAACAAACTTTCCCTTCGTTTACATAATGGTTCTCAAATTAAAGCAATTGCATCTTCACCTGATGCAGGACGTTCTGAAGCACTTTCCTTACTAATATTTGATGAGGCCGCCTTCATTGATGATATTGATGAGATTTGGGTGGCAGCTCAATCTACCTTATCAACGGGTGGTAGTTGTATTGCATTATCTACTCCTAATGGTGTGGGTAATTGGTTTCACAAAACTTGGTTAGGTGCAGAAGAAGGACAAAACCCATTCAATACAATCAGATTACATTGGACTGTTCATCCTGAAAGAGGACAAGCTTGGAGAGATGAGCAAGAAAAACTATTAGGACAAAAGAAAGCAGCGCAAGAGTGTGACTGTGACTTCGTATCTTCTGGTGATACGGTAATCGATCCTGAATTATTAATGTTTTATAAAGAATCATATTGCCAAGACCCAATGGAAAAAACTGGGTTTGATGGAAACCTTTGGAGATGGGAATATCCAATGCCAGGTGGCTCTTATATGGTTATTGCGGACGTAGCAAGAGGTGATGGTTCGGATTATTCCGGAGCTCATGTTATGGAAATAAATAGTTGTACACAGGTTGCAGAATATAAAGGTAAGGTTGATACAAAAGATTTTGGAAACTTCTTAGTTGAATTATCTACACAATATAATGATGCACTTCTTGTAATAGAGAACGCAAATATTGGTTGGGCTTGTATTCAGCAAGTAATTGATAGAGGATATAAAAACTTATTCTATATGAGTAAGGATTTAAAATATGTAGATGTTGAAAACCAAATGAGAAATAAATATCGTGCAGAAGAAAGACAGATGGTTGCTGGTTTCTCTACTACTTCTAAAACTAGACCTTTGATTGTTTCTAAATTAGATGAGTATTTTAGAGAAAAAGCAGTTGTAGTTCGTTCAAATCGTTTGATAGATGAATTGTTTACTTTTATCTTTATGAATGGTAGAGCAGAAGCTATGAAAGGTTATAACGATGACTTGGTGATGGCATTTTGTATTGGATTATGGGTTAGGGATACCGCACTTCGTTTAAGACAGGAAGGTATTGATTTGACTAAGAGAGCGATTGGTGGTATATCATCTAATATGCAATATACTGGCGTGTATGGTTCATCTGATAGAGATGATAATCCTTGGAAAATGAGAATTGGTGATGATTTTGAAGATTTATCACAATGGTTATAAATTGTAGCGTTTTGATATTTTCCGATATTTATTGTATATGTCAAAATAAAAGGAGACCAAAATGATTAAATTAACAAATATCCTAAAAGAAGATGAATATGTAGATAAAGCATATTCTAAAGGAGACCAACCAATAGATAATCCGATTGATGATTATGATGAATTAGATGTTGAGCAAGAAGATATGGATGATTTTATTTCATATTTAAAGGCTTACTCAACACAATTGGAAGAAGCAAATTGCAATTGTGTTTACGAAGCAGAATATCAGGGAAGAGAAGTTAAGTTAGGTAAACCAATGCAGGGTGATGTTAAGAAATTTAAAGTTTATGTTAAGAACCCTAAAACTGGTAAAGTTATTAAGGTAAACTTTGGGGATAAAACAATGAGAATTAAGAAGTCTAATCCTGATAGAAGAAAATCTTTCAGAGCAAGACATAATTGTGATAATCCCGGCCCTAGAACAAAAGCAAGATATTGGTCTTGTAGAAAATGGTAAAATAAATTATGGCAGAACAAGAATTAGATGACAGGAGTTTTTTTGGTAGACTGAAGAAACTATTTTCAACAA